TTAAACTTCTTCCGATTCTCCACTACTCAACACCTCCAACAGTTTCTCACCTGTTACTTCGATTTCGATGACATCATACTCCGCTGCGGTTTCAATACATTCTTTACATTCAGTTTCAATGTATTCCGGAACAGACTCACCGAAGCTCTCAAAGTTTGACTTCTTATGTAAGTATTTGATGGTATTCACACCTGAATAATCTAACTCTTTGAGATCACTTAACGTCATGGCATAGACGTGTTCGGCAGTCTCGGAATCACCAACAACTGCATACGAAGCGGCAAGCAAGTGTGTAGATTCCAATAGTAAATTAAAATATGTGGACAGCTCATTATATTCATCATCTTTTTTATCACCATATCCACTTCCAGTACTTGCAAATTCTCTCGCCAGCCGGACAATACCATACTTGGAAATGGGTTCGAATTCTTTTACCCGTTCACGAAATGCGGCTAAAAACTGACCTCTTGCATCAGATAAACTTTGTCTGCCATCAGCAAGCTCTCGCTCCCATCCCTCTTGACCACGACGTGAGATTGCTAAAAGAATCTGCATTTTACCTGACTCCATTAAACCTATTCTATCAGTTTGCTGTCCTTTTTCGATTCTTTTCACAACAGTCAAGGTTTCTTGAATTGTGGCAGATAGTTGCTGCATTTGCTTTTGCATATAAATATTGTGGCATCCCACAGAGAGTTCTTGAATTGGATTTCCTTGAACTGCAATGTGTGGTTTAATTGGAAGAGGCGTTACTATTTCTTGTTTGCCGCTGTCAGCGATCTTCATTAAGGTTGGCCACATTTTTCCGCTTGTTTTTCCTTCCATCATGAAGTAATCGCCAGCGTCGTAACCGAGCTGAAACTCTGCGGGAACCTGAACAATGTATTCTACCCCTGTTTTAACTTTTGAAATCAAGTCGGCTATATTAACATATTGAAGTATACGGTTAAGAGCATCTTCAACGCCAATCCCTTCTGTTTTGGCTGTGATGCGGAGCTTTTTTTTAGATTTTGAGGAAGCTACTTCCTGCTTTTTGGGTGCCTGATCGTTTCGTTTCACAATTTCTTCCAATCGTACCGCCCCTTCTTATACACCCAGATGCTTCTCAATAACGAGCATGATTTCTTCGAGGCGTTTTTCTCCGATACCCTTGATCTGCCGGAGGTCTTTCTCAACCTCCCGCAGGTTGATGGTTTTGCCATTGTTCTCAAGCAGACCATCAGCGTAACGCATCAGGAACGCCTGAAGTTCTTCACGGCTCATTTTCTTGATAGACCGATAGGTGTCCCGGTCGATGATTTTTTGTTCTGACATGGATTCACTTCTTTCAATAACTTGTAACTATCGTTACAGCTTTTCCATAATATTCAGAAGGTGCTGATAGCTGTCAACTTCGTGGTACACTACATCCTCTTTTGACAGCATGGCAAAAAGCCTTTTAGCGCATTTGATTTTTGCTTGCTCAATCGGTTTCAGGTTCAATGACTCCATTGTACCCTTTGTTTCCGCGATGAAGAAGATGTGTTTAACTGTGCCTTTGTGGAATGCAATTGCCCAGTCCGGAGAGTAGTTTCCAACGGGCGTAGGAATTGAAAAGCCTTTCGGGAGCTTTGCATATACACACACTTCGTCGGCGACATCCATAGCCTCAGCGAACTGACGCTCGATGCTCTGCCCGTCCTTTGCATATCCATCTGTGAAAACATAATCCTGAATGTGCTTTTTGGCATGAAATGCCTTCGAGAAATCGGAATTCTTTTCAGCAGTAAAAATTGCGCTATCATAGGTGCCGTCTGTCTGATTGTAGGAAATATGATCCACAATCATTGTAGCCTTCTGCTCCAGAATCAAGCGGATTGCCTTTGAAATGAATTCTTCCGGATTGTTGCGGTAATAAGCGTATGTAGTGGGCTTGATTCCGGTCAGAATCTTTGCTGCTGAACGTCGCGTCAGCTTTGCGCCTTCTGCAACTTCGCCAATCAGATCATAGGTCACGGAACTTCCCGCTGCTCTTTCCAATGTATAGGTCTTGCTCTTATCGGTTGAGAAGCCTGCTCCGCTTTTCAGCGTATCGGCATTCAGCTCCTGTCCCTGCGTACCAGATGTAACAGTATATTGAAGTTTGGCAACAAACATCTTCTCGTCAAGATGTGCAATAGCCTTTCCGATCAATTCTTCGCTGTCAAACTCAACCGTATACGCATATTGGTGATTGATGTAATTCCAGAGCGTCTGGAATTCCTTCTTGTAGAAATTATCATTCAGCGCATTTTCCTGAATTTTTGTGTCGTGACCATTGCTGATCATATCGTCAAGTGCGTGTTCATCATAGATGCTCTGGACAAGTGCGTGAACACCCTCGGATATTTCGGTGCAGCTTTCCGGCAGCGGCGCAAGAACACCATTGGCGAGGTCGGCACGATACTTATCGGTGACGCGGTCATCTTCATCGATGTAATCGTTCTTGATAAGGTAACGATAGATGTCCTTTCCTTGCTTTTCAGAGACAGTAACATCCAGCCCATCAAGCACAAGTGTTTTGCCGGTGAAGTATTCTGCTGTAGCTTTTGTCGGTCTTTCGTAGAGGTCTTCACGAATGCCACGCTGCAAATCAGCCACAAAGTCCTTATAACCATCAGCCGCAATAACCGTCAACTGATTGATTTGCTGCACGAGGTTTCCAAGTGCGTCTCCATCCATTCTATCACCGTGCTGGTTGACACACAGACGCAGACCTCTGCCGACTTCCTGACGCTTTTGCGTAGGCGAACTGCCGCCATGCTTCAGCGTACAAATCTGAAAGACGTTCGGGTTATCCCAGCCTTCGCGGAGCGCCGAGTGCGAGAAGATAAAGCGTACAGGTGTATCAAATGAAAGCAGACGCTCTTTATCCTTCAGGATGAGATCATACGCTGAAATATCGTCGCTCTCGTCGCTGCCGCGTTTCAGCGTACCATCGACCTTATGCCCCTTCTTGTCGATGCTGAAATATCCTGCATGAGTCTGATGTACATCAATCGAGCGCAGATACTGCTCATATGGTGTGTCAAACAGTGTGAGATACTCGTTCAGAATATCAATGTATTCCTGCTCAAAAATCTCGCCGTATTCGGAATTGATTTCATTGCCGTCTTCATCATAGCGGCGATACTTGGCTACTTCATCAATGAAAAACAAGGACAGTACCTTGATGCCGCGATTATACAGTTCCTTCTCCTTCTCAAAGTGGGAGCGAATGGTCTCTCTGATCTGAACACGGCGCAGGTCTGCTTCAGAGACATCGCCGCGCACCTCTCCGGCATGAATCACTTCGCCGTTTGTAAAGGTGACGATTCCACGAACCGGATCAATCTCGCTGATATGGTAACCGCGATACTGCCCCATGTTCTTAGAAAGCGCATAGAGGTCGTCATCGACGCCCAGCAATCTTGTTTCACGGTTAATGGACTTTTCATAGCCGATCTCAAACTCAATACGAGCCATCGGAGGCTTTTTCGGCGAAATGACAATACTTGCCAGATAGAGATAGCTGTCTGTGCCGCGCAGGTTCTTGATGTCGAAGCCCTTAACCTCAATGCGCTTGACCAGCCGCTTATTATACGCATCGAGCGCATCCAGCACATAGACAAGCTCATGGTGCTGCTTATGTGTCGCGGAGTAGTTCAGTACGAAAAGCGGCTTGAACTGCTTCAAAGCTGCCTGCGTTTTGTCGCCGCCCATTTTCTGCGGCTCGTCCATAATGATAATGGGATTATTGGCAGCAATAATGTCAATCGGTCTGCGGGAGCCGAAATCGTCGCGGCGTGAGAAGATGATTCTTGCTGCGGCATCGCCCTTGCGTCCCTCCACGTTCTTCTCCGCATTGAACGAGGAATTGAACGCCTGTGTATTGATAATCATAACATGAATATCTGCACTCTGGCTGAAATTGTCAATCTCAGAAAGGTTCTTTGAGTCGTACACAAAGAAACGTGCCTTCTTGCCGTAATGCTCGTGAAAATGCTCCTGCATCACGCTGAAGCTCTTGCGGACACCCTCGCGGATTGCAATGCTTGGAACGACAACGATAAACTTGTTCCAGCCATAGCGCTTGTTTAGCTCGAACATGGTCTTGATGTAAACATAGGTCTTACCGGTACCGGTTTCCATTTCCACATCGAGGGAACAGCAACCGAGCTTTGTGGTGAGGGTATCAGACGTTTTGATGTTGTTTCTGTTCTGGATGCTACGGATATTGGCAAGAAGCTGGCTGCCGTCAAGCTGTACGCGAGCATTTGCAAAGCCCATATACAGTTCCTCATCTGACATATTCGCATTCAGAATTGTTCGCTGGATCTCAATATCTCGGCGATATGTGAAATGGTCGTTGAAGGGCTGCCCGGAAAAGACGCTCACAACGCTCTCTACAGCCTCTGTCTGATAAGGCTGTATGGTAAATTTAAATTTCATGTCTCCCATTACAGCACCTTCCTCTGTGTCTTGGGACTGTAGGTTTCAAAGATCTGGTCGAAGTTCGTCATGACGCTGTCTGTCGCCATACTGCTATCGCGGAAGACCGCATAGAACGGGTGCAGCTTGGCGATTTCCGTAACTGTCTCCTCGGTCACTTCGGCATCGAAGCACGCAATCAGGTAGCCGTCAGCGACGGAGAACACTTTCTTGCCTGCAATCTCAGTCTCCTCGATTTTAGCTGAAAGCAGAATACCGAGGTCAAGCATGGTCTGGAACAGCAGATCCTCTGGTGTTCTGTCTGCCTTGACATTGTCAACATTCAGCATGAGCTGATCCTGCTTCTGGTCGGCGGGAACATAATACACGTCCTCCATGTTGCTGCTATCCACACGGAAAACGCGGAAACCAATGTCAAGGTCGGCAGTTGTCATTGGATTTTCTTCCTTGATTTTCTTTCCAGCGCGGCGGATGCGTTCTTCTCCGATTTCGCAGATGGTTGAGTAGCCAGCCTTTGCAGCCTCGGACTTATCATCACACTCTTCAGGCAATTGAACAAGTATATATTTACATTTCTTGTTATTATCACGATTATATTTCATGATAGAATGTGCGGTAGTGGCAGAGCCGCTAAAGAAATCAAGGATAAGACTGTCATCATTGAGACCGGCAATAATAGCAAGTGTTTCAATAAGTCTAACTGGTTTCGGACCATCAAAAACACCAATGTCATCAAATAAATCTTTTGTTTCCTGCTTCGCTTCTTGATTATGACCAACTTCATTTTGGAAAAGAATAGTGTTTGGTCTTAGCCCTTGCTGAACTTCGGATAGGAAAGTCTTTTTTCGAGGGCTGCCATCCCCATTCATTCCAAACCAGATCCTATTATCTGCTTTCCATTCTTCAAACGTAGACTTGCTGCAGCTCCAATACCTACCACTGGGCGGAGTAACAACTCGACCGCTGGGAGTTGTTATTTCATAGAGTAGGCTCTCAGAGCCTGATTTTGCCGAAAGAATAACCGAAGTCCAAACTCCGCGCGGATCGTTATCGGGATTGCTATAACCCGCAGGTATTTCATCCCCACGAGGTAATAAACCGATTTGCCATCCGTTCTTATTATACATAATATTTGCTTTGCAATAACACAGAATGTGATCATGCATTGTAGAAAAATAGGTTGCATCATTTGCTCTTGAAAACTTTTTTTGCCAGATAATATCAGCTATAAAGTTTTGACTGCCAAATACGTCGTCAAGTAGTTTCTTCAAATTAGACACTTCATGATCGTCTATGCTAATAAAAATAACACCGTCTTCAGTAAGAAGATCTTTAGCGATACGCAGTCTTGGGTAAATCATATTTAGCCAATCAGTGTGAAAACGCCCATTGCTTTCTGGATTCTGAACAAGGCGGTTACCTTCTTCATCAAACTGTCCGCTGTTTCCGAGATATTCACCTGTTTCCTGCGAAAAGTCATCTTCGTAGATAAAATCGCTGCCTGTGTTGTAGGGCGGATCAATATAGATCATCTTCACCTTGCCCAGATAGGTCTCCTGCAAGAGCTTCAACGCATCAAGGTTGTCGCCCTCGATATAAATGTTCTCTGAATCAATGCCGCCGGGTGTGCCATCACGACCGACAGACTTCTCCCGTACAAGGCGCAGGGTTTTGGTGATCGGCTGGTTGGCAAGCACCACGGACTTCTTCTTATCAGGCCATGTGAACTGATAACGCTCCTGTGCACCCTCTACGACTGTAGCCGAAATCTCCTGACGCAGAACATCTGCATCGATAGCGCGGACTACTTCGCCGTTCTCATTGATCGTTTCTGTGACAGCATTCGGGAAAAGTGCCGTGAGCTTTGCAAAGTTTTCGTCCGCCAGATTAGGCGTGTGCATCTTTAGCTTGTCCATGTTTTAGTTCCTCCAATTGTGTTTTATATTCGCGTAACTGTGTATACAAGGCAAATCGTTTTTTCGGCTGCTGCTCTTTCCAAGCGGCAGCTTCTGTTTTTTGTATCAGCTTTTCGAGCTTCTGTATCTGTTCCTGCAAGGCAAGGCGCTCCTCAACCGTGAGCGTGGCTGTGTTTTCCGCCTGCTCTGCATATAGCGCGATCTGCTCTATAAAGCTGTTCCAGATTTCGTCAAGGGAGAATCCCTGCGGTTTCAGGATGATCGCCTCGGAATTCATCCACGGTGTGCGGTACAGCTTGCTATGATACAGCGCAAGCTGACAGCTATTCTCATAGATCAACAGAAATACCAGTTTGTGCGGATTCTGGCGTGCGATCGCCTCGACCACCTTGCCGTCAAATTCCTGCTTCTTCAGCGTGATAGACAGCAGCAGGATTTCGTTTATCTCTGCGTCATCGTTCAGATTCAGATTATCCTTTGTCAAGCTGTTCTCTACAACGATACGCTCGACATCGGAGACAAATTTGTCCTTCAGTGGTTTGGTCAGCGGCAGGTGCTTGTAGAATGCTTCTTTCGGCAGCCTTCTGCCAACTGATGTGGCGCTTGGGAATTCAATCATGTCAGATCACCACCATAAAGCATATCAGTTCAAAGTCATCCAGTCCCGAAAAACCGCCAGAAAGGAAGGTTGTCTGACCGCCGCCAAAGAAGCTGTCAATGTCGCCCTCGTCCTTTGCATCGATGATTGACATAATAGTGTCCTCCAGAAGCTGGGAGACCTTAGCCATGTTCTTGCCATTATTGGTCGCCTTATTGAACTGCTCACACAATGGCTTATCCGGCGCGTTTTTCCCTTTGGCAAGGTGGCGCATGATGTCAAGGGTATCCTTCGGCTGCAAATGGTTTGTGATCACTTCGCCGTCCATGCCGACATACACCATGTAGAACGGATGCAGCCGGTTCTGGTTTTCGATATTGATATGCTCGTTTACATTCTTCAGTACAAATATCACGCCCGGTTTTTCACCTTTGACGACAGCGTGAATGCCAAATGGCGAGTGGTCAATGTCGCCGTGTCCCTTCATGTATGCCAGCAAATCCATCCGGAACTCATTCAGTCCCAAGTCCATAATGGAAATGCCGCTTGTCATATCTTCGAGGTCTACGACCTCTTCCTGCAATCGCTTGAGCTGGCTGCGGCGATATTCGAGGTCGCCCTTTTCCTCCTGATTGATGAGGTCATCATCGCCTGTGGAGGTCATAACAGAAATACGCATTCTTGTTTCCACACGCGATTTCAGGTTGATGTATTCATCGAGATCGAGATCAGGCCAAAAATTCACAAGCTGTATGACTGCGTTCCGGCTGCCGATTCGGTCGATACGTCCGAAACGCTGAATAATGCGTACTGGATTCCAGTGTATGTCGTAATTGATGCAGTAATCGCAGTCTTGCAGGTTCTGACCTTCGGAGATGCAGTCCGTCGCGATCAGAATGTCGATCTCGGCAGACTCATTCGGATACAGTACAGCCTTGTCTTTCGACTGCGGAGAGAAGCAGGTCAGCACATGATTCATATCCGCCTTGAATTTAGGAATGGTTGTCTGACCGTCTACAGAGCCGGTCACAAGAGCTGTGTGAAGCCCAAGCTCGGACAACGCCATCTGACTAACGTTCTCATATAGGTATTCCGCCGTGTCTGCAAATGCCGTAAAGATCAGAATCTTCTTGTTTCCGGGGTTAATTGGATGCGCGACCTTTTCACGAATCACCTGAAGCAGCTCGTTCAGTTTAAAATCATACTCTGGTGTAATGTCCTCGACCATGAGGATCAAAAGCTGGAGGTTCTCAATATCGTTATCAATGTCGCGCTTCCAGCGAATATAGTCCATGTCGCGCAGGTCAATCTTGACCTTCTTGCCGACGCTGAAGAAGTCAGTGTTCTGGTCGTCAAAATCGAAATCGTCACTGGTTCCCGAAAGATCCCGCATTTCATCGAGGCTTCCGGATCCGGTCTTCATATACTGATCGATAACCTCTGATGTATCATACAAAAAGTCATATATGCGGCGTACAGTCAGCAAGAACGAGTGAACGGAGCTTTCCATACGCTTCAGCAGGTTGATCTTCATCAAGCGCTGAATACCAAGTTCACGACCTTTTCTGAAGTTCTCCGTTTCATCCTCATCGAGATACTTGAAGATCTTGCTCGGCTGTATGTATATCGTGGGTGTATAAATCGTCAGCTGCAAATTTGAAAGCAGCTCGTATACTTCCTTGTAATTGATCGCATTCGTTTTGTTTGTTAGCTTCGGGCGCAGCGAAATGGGCTTATTGCGCTCTGGGAATGTGCCAATATCCGAGACATTATAATATGCCTGAATATGTTTTCTTGAACGCGCTATTGTGACACTGTCAAGCACCTCAAAGAAATCAAAATCCAATTGCGACAGAAGTGTTGCTGTTGTTCGTTGCTCTTCCGGCAGTTTACACCATGCATTATAAACTGTCTGCGCCTGACGGAAAATCGTATCTATATCCGATTTGGTTTTGAGCTTTTCGCTGAAGGTTTCCGATTCTCCCTCGTATGCCAAAGCAAGCTGGTTACGCAAATCATAGAAACGGTTATTGACAGGTGTTGCAGAGAGCATCAATACCTTTGTTTTGACTCCGGGTTTGATCACGCGGTTCATTAAGCGCATATAGCGATTTTCCTTGTCATCACCAAGTTTATGCGTTCCAGCTCCGGTACCGTTGCGGAAGTTGTGGCTCTCATCAATCACGACAAGATCGTAATTTCCCCAGTTGATACGGTCGATTGGAAGTCCTATTACAGTGCTTCCACTATCACGAGACAGATCGGTATGATACAAAATATCATAGCGCAGACGATCCGCTGCCAATGGATTGTTAATCAGGTTACCACGATATGTCATCCAGTTCTCGGATAGCTTTTTGGGACAAAGGACGAGAACATTCTTATTACGCCCTTCGTAGTACTTGATAACGGCTAATGCTGTGAATGTTTTACCCAGTCCAACGCTATCAGCCAGAATGCAGCCGTTAAACTGTTCCAGCTTATTGATAATTGCAAGTGCTGCGTCTTTCTGGAAATGGAACAGCTTATTCCAGATTACACTATCCTTGAAACCGGTCGCTTCATTCGGCAAAACATCCTCAGAAATATCTTCAAGGAATTCATTGAAGATATTGTACAGAGTCATGAAGTAGACCAGTTCCGGAGCGTTTTCCTGATAAACAGTTGATATCATTTCAATAACATCTTCTGTAACATCAGTGAGCTTGTCATTGTCGTCCCAGATCGAATCGAACATCCGTAAAAACTCTGAGCTTGCAGGGTTCTCAAGACGGGTTACCATATTCGTGAGGTTATTACCACGCTCACAGCCGAGATCAACAGTAGTAAATGTGTTCATCGGCATATAAGTATAGGTGTCTTCGGCACCGTCTACAAGCAGGAAGTTATTCATTCCTTCGCGGGTGGTGTTCGATTTAAATCGTACCTTCCGCCGCATCCAATCAGCACATTCTTTGGCGACAGCCTTTTGTTTCAGCTCGTTTCTGAGCCGCACCTCGAATTCTGTACCATAAAGGCTGCGTTCTCTGCCGAGACGCGGGATATAGAACTCACGACGCTCAGCCTTTGTCTTTTCTGCGATGAATGTCGGTGAAGTAAATATAAAACGCAGTTCCTCGCAGGATTCAAGCTGTTCACGAAGTTCTTGATATGCATAGATAGAGAAGCAGGCGGCGGCGATCGATAGCTTGTCACCGGGACGAACGATGGCTTTTATATCATCGCCTACAGTTTTAGTTGTGTTGTTAAATATTTCCATTTCCATCGCTCCTGTCGATTTTTTAAACAGACTGCATCATCATATCAAAATGCTGTGGCTGATTCATAGCCGTGAAAATCTGCTGAAATGTCTCTCTTATACCTTCCATGTCGGCTGAGTCATCAATATAATCATAGCCATCGGACAATCCGTGGATATTTGCCCCTACATAATGCATCAATGAATCCACAGCAAGCAAAAGGTCGCGGTTTTCAGTGCCATCTGAATTCTGCTTAATAAACAAGTCCTGTTCCTTTTTTATCAGATCAGAAAGCTGCTCTCCCTTGTAACCACATATCTGAATGAAATAATACTCCAGAATTTGCCTGATAACCTGCTTCAGAACAATTGGCGAGGACGCTTCCTTATATTCGCGCCACAATGTTCTGTAGGCATTATACACAGGAGTATAGTTCTGTTCTATCGCTGGGGTTCTTCCAAAAGCATCTTTTTTTGTACAGTGGACAACGGTTGATGTGTTGTTTTCCTTTTTTATCAGATAGAAGTTGACGCAATGGAAATCATCTGTATCCAAACGATTATATGATACTTCATTGTGGAAGAAGGAGTTGTGTGTCAGAATGAATATCTGCTTGATGAAGCGCGGCGAATCGTGCTTTTCGGCACACCCATTATTATGACAGATAGAAATCAACTCGCGCACAATAGAGCTGACAATAAAGAGCGCCGAGCTATCCATGCTGGAGACTGGATCGTCTATGACAACAATTCGATCTTTGAATTCGCTGTCGGCTCTTTCTCTTCCGAGAATTTTATGGTAAAAATACAAAAATGCAATGAAGTTCTTCTCGCCTTCACTCAAGCCACGAGCTGTGGAGCCGTCATCACGTACAATCTGATACTTGTTCGGCTCTCCACGCTTTTTCTTTACGGTAAATCCTTGAAAGCCTGCATTTATAAGCATATCGTTGATGCTGTTCATGGTTGCATCAACATTTACAATTTGAAGTGAAAGCTTGGCAATCTCGTTCTGCAAGGCAGTTATAGCCGTCCCCAGTGTATTCAGTGATTTCTTCAACTTTGAAAGATGACCGTTTACTTCTGCGATATCTGAATGGAATTTTTCGACATATGCCTTTGTCACAAAAGCCATATGTTCCCATATCATTTCAGTACATTCTGCCTGCTTTGACTTGCGCTCTGAAATAATACTATTGTTCTCCTCAATGGCAGCATTCATTTTCTGAATAATCTGGTTTAGTTCCTCCATCAGTTCAGCAACTGGTTCAAGCTGTACTTTCGTCGTCGGAGAGCTGATTTTCTCCGAAAGGCGGCTCTTGTTTAATTCGTGTTTAGCCTTGAGGGTTTCCAATTTATCGGTATAGACAGAGAAGTCATTACGCGGAAATGGATGCTGGAGATTTTGATTCAGTATGTTAAGTGCTGCTTGCATTAAACGCTCATAATTTGATTGGAAAGAAATAATAGCGCTTCGCTCACATTCATATGCATCGTCAAAACAGGACGCAAACTGTTCTTCGAAGTTTTCGGGCAGTTTACCAGAACAATATGGACAGCGATCGCCAGCTTTTTCAGAAAAATGCTCATGACCAGACTGAACCCAATCTATTGAACCAATGGCTCGTACAAACTCAGCAAATGGGGTGTCAGCACGGCTGGTGATTGCTTTTGCAAGTAAATCATAGCCAGCAATCTGCTCAATCCTAACCACGGATACACTGGGCATTTTATTGTATGCCGTCGAATCTGTGCTAAATGCTGCTTCATAAATCGAGCGCATTTCATCAACTTCGTGTTGTGCAGGGGCGGTTACTTTTAATAGTTCACCGATGAATCCATTTTTATTATTGCGTTTCTTTTTCATAGCCTCCGGGAAGAGATTGGTACGGAACTCTGTCAATGCTCCCCAGCAATCTGTTTCCAGTTTTGACTGAATAGCGGGCAATTGTTTTTGCAGTTCATCGTAATGCGAGCTAAGTTCTGTACGCTGTGAACGATGCTTTTCAAGTGCCGCTTCCTTTTCTTTGACTTCTTCCTGAATTCGGATGTTTTCTTCGTTGACACTGAAGACACCAGACATTCCTTCAGCACGGATATTACTATCAATAAATGTTCTGTCATAAACAAGAACTTCATATTCAGAGAGCGACGGAACAACGCCTGCTCCAGAACGGATACAGTCAGCTATGGTTGATTTGCCCACACCGTTCTTCCCATAGAAGAAGTTGATCAACGTAGGCTCTATAAGAACATTATGATATGTTCTGGTGTTCAGTGTGATTGACGTGATTACCGCTGGCATTTTTCCTTCCATAGCTCTTGTCTCCTTTACTCTGTGATCTTACCATTCCTCACATAATCGTCTATTTCAGATATTTTGAACTTGTACATTTTTCCGGCGCGATAGAAAGGTATCTTGCCCTGTTTAATCCACGCTCGGATTGTATCTTTGCTGACGCTCAGATAATTCGCTACCTCTTCAAGATTTACCCATCTTTCGAGGACATCATTTTCAGTATTTGTATCCATTATAACACCTCGCTATATTACAGGTTGAAACCCAACTCTTGAAGTTCAGCTATCAGGTCTATTTTCTTAATGCTCCAATGCATACGATTGAACTCATTAAATGAATCTGTCCCGGTTATATCCAGCTCAAAAAGTGCCTCGTTAAGTCGTTGTTGCGGAAGATAGCATCGGATTTCTGGATATATCATTACGCCATTACGACGAACTTTAATCTGTTTTACAAAGCCAAAGGCGAGAATCTGCTCCTCATCCGTATGTCCGAAGGCATTGTTTTCATTTGCAAAAATGCTCGGAAACCGTTTGATACGCGCAATGGCTTCATCCGTCAAAGTTGAAAATTCAGCCTTTACACTATCTTCCATATATCCGGTCAGCACACGATCTGGTTCAACTTTAAATGTTGTCTCGTTCGGATTTCTCCAATCGATACCATATGTCACAAATAGATTGTAATGTGTCCGATCCATTTCGACCATTTGCGGCTGTATCTTAGGCTGCGGTGTAATGAGCGGAGGTGCAACAGAGATACTCTGGATATTGACATTTACATTTTCTATGGTTCCGGTTTGTATCCCTGCTTCACCGCTTGCGATAAGACTAACGCTCTGCGCTACGCCAATATTTGTACCATCGCCAGACTGCTCCATATTATATGTTCTTGGTACTGCAGGAACTACAGGCGATGCGGGATCTGCCGGAAGCTGCTTATCACTCATTTTAAGGTCACCACCTTACCGTCTCGTATTTCAATAGTATCCGCATGACCGATATTGATTCCATTACCGGTTTGCGAAATATTGAACTGATTCTGCACGAATTGTTGAACAACTGGTTGCTGCACCGGCGATTCAGTCATCAGCGTAATATCATCAGGAGAAAGTGCAGTACTCTCCTGCTTCTTCTTTGAGCGCTTGTTTGTAGTGTTTATGTAGACATCGAGCAATTGAAAAAACAAGTCCTCGCATGGATAGGAAAAATCAGCCTCATCAGGATTAAAATCCGGAACCTGAAGCTTGATTTGAGATTCCATAAGATATATCTTATCTTCTGGATATTTCTCCTCAATGTATTTTGCCAGTCTACCAACTTCACGAAATTGATTGACCTTCTTAAGTTTCGCCTTGCTCAATCCATTCTGTCCACGGATGCCGCGCTCTACAGTATCCTTGTCGATACCACTAAAAGGATTCTGTTTGTCTTCACCTATGCAGCGATCAATCAACTCCATAAAAAATCCGTACTCATCGAGACTTCCAGAATAGTTCATGTTTAGTAGTTTAATTAACTCCAATAAGTTCATGCATACGCACCCTTTCACAAGGCTTCGAAAATTTCCGATTATTTCCGAACATTTCCGAATGCTTCCGACAATGAAATCCAAAATATGCGATAATGAATATAGTCAAGGTGAGGCGCGAGTGCCTCAAACCGATTCATATCAAATCCTACTAAACATTATAGCACAAAAGCACAGTTTGTTCCAGACGGTTTAAGGTGTTTTTAAATCCTTGACAAGAACTTTGTTATCCTGCACAAATGCAGACGGAAAACTTGTGCCATTTGCACAGTTTCAACTGAAAGTTCAAAGTGTTTCCAAAGACATACGTCCTGAATACGACATAAAACTGTTCTTCCGCGCAGTCTGAGTCGCTTGATCAACGGCTGCTCAACGGACTGTAGCGGGAAAAGTTAATATGCACGGCTGTCATTTGAGCTGACGGCTGCAATTCTGAATGGAGTGATCCTTCAGAGCTGCGGTCTATTTGTCATGCCCATTTGCAGCTTGAGATTCCTCCATTCGCAAAGTCAATGGAGGAATTTTTTATGAAAATCTATCTGAGGTCAATGAACAGGTCAATCGAAGTGTCAAAAGAAGAACACGACAATTACTACCGTGACATCAACGCATATCGCCGCACACAGCAGAACCACGGTCGCTGCACCTGCCCGAAGGCGGACTACCGCTATTGCGATATGGACTGCTGGACTTGCAAGTATCACCGTGCTGGGGATACGGTCTCCCTCGACTGTCCAAAAACAAACGAAGAGGGCGATGAGGAGAGCATGCTGGACAAGATGGTCGATGAGGCGGCGGATACAGCCGCAATCGCAGCAGATCAGCTTCTGCTCGAAGCCCTTATTAAGAGAATGGACGAGCTTGCCCCCGGCATCTTTCATGCCTTTGAACTGCGTCAGGACGGTCTGTCAGATACAGAGATCGCACAGGAGCTGGATATTCCTCGCACCACACTTCTCTCCCGCATGAAAAAAGTGACCACGATTCTGACTGAAGAATTTTTTTGAAAATCCTTCGTCAAAATGGACACTTGCTTTCCAATGGGAAGTAGAAGGAGGTGATGAACCGTGAACAGCAAAACCCGCGAACTGATAGATACGCTGCTTGCTATCAGCATCGTATCGAAAAGACTGGCAAAAAATCTGACAAAGGAGGCAATGAAAAATGGAACCCATGATGAAAATCATCAACGCGCTTGCTGCCCTTACTGCTGCGCTGCAGGAGTACACAGCACAGACCACTAACGCTTACCTCGACACGTTCGAGACGATCTACGATCCTGCCGTAGACGAGCCGCAGGAGCCTGCACCGAAGGAACAGCCGACACCTGAACAGCAGACCGTCACCTTCGTAGAGCTCCGCAGCCGCCTGTCAGAGATTTCACGCAGCGGCAAGACGGCGGAGGTCAAGGAGTTGATCGGTCGCTACGGTGCGACCAAGCTCTCAGACATTGCCGAAAGCGACTACGCCGCTGTGCTGACAGAAGCGGAGGGATTGTAATGCCCGGAACACACGCAATCCTCTCACCATCCAGCAGCGAACGCTGGATCAACTGCCCGCCTTCGGCAATGGAGAACGCCGCACAGACGGACACCGGCAGCAGCTACGCACAGCAAGGCACGGACGCACACGCCCTCTGTGAGTATAAGGTCAAGAAGGCGCTCGGATATAAGGTGCGTGATCCCACCGATGATCTGGAATACTTCGACGAAGAGATGGCGGAATGCTCCGATGCCTACTGTGAATTCATCATGGAACAGGTGGCGGCGGCAAAGCAGACCTGTCCCGATCCGCAGGTGATGGTAGAGCAGCGGCTCGATTTCACCCGCTGGGTAGCAGAGAGCTTCGGCACTGCCGACTGCATCATTGTCGCCGACGGCACCATGACCATTGTAGATTTCAAGTACGGGCTTGGCGTCCTCGTCGATGCGGAGAACAATTCACAGATGCGTATGTATGCGCTGGGTGCTCTGAATCTCTTTGAGGCACTCTACGACATTCAGACCGTCCGGATGTGCATCTTTCAGCCCCGCAGGAATAACGTCAGCGTGGCGGAAGTCACGAAGGACGAGCTGCTCCGCTGGGCGGATGATGTTCTCATTCCCGCTGCGGCACTTGCAGCACAGGGCGAGGGTGAATACAAAGCTGGCAAACACTGTCAGTTCTGTAAAATCAAGGCGACCTGCCGGAAGCGGGCGGAATACAACCTGCAGCTTGCGCAGTACGACTTCGCCGTTCCTGACACTCTCGCCGACGACGAAATCAGCATGATCCTTGACCGAGCCGACACCTTTATCGGCTGGGTGAATGATGTGAAGGATTATGCGCTCGAACAGGCAATCAGCGGAAAACAGTTCCCCGGCTTCAAGGTCGTGGAGGGACGAAGCAACCGCCGATACACAAATCCCGATGCCGTCGTAGCCGTCGTCACCGATGCTGGCTACGATCCCTACGAGCGAAAGCTCATGGGCGTGACCGCAATGACCAAGCTGCTCGGCAGCAAGAAGTTCAACGCCCTGCTCGGCAGTCTGATCGAAAAGCCGCAGGGCAAACCCACACTCGTACCGGAGTCGGACAAGCGTCCGGCTTGGACAATCAATGATTTTCAGGAGGAAGATTAACATGGCAAAGATTATCAATCCCACAAAGGTCGTTACAGGCAAGAACACCCGCTTCAGCTACCTCATCGTCAATGAACCGAAGGCAATCAACGGCGGCACACCGAAGTACAGCGTGTCCCTCATCATCCCGAAGGCGGATACCTTGACCGTCGAGAAGGTCAAGGCTGCAATTCAGGTAGCCTACGAGGAAGGTCAGGCAAAGCTCAAGGGCAACGGCAAGTCCGTGCCGCCCCTCAAGGCGCTCAAGACACCTCTCCGTGACGGCGATGAGGAGCGCCCGGACGATCCCGCTTATGCAGGCTGCTACTTCATCAATGCCAACAGCGCTACCAAGCCCGGTGTGGTGGACGCTGATTGCCAGCCGATCCTCGATACCAGCGAGCTCTACTCCGGTATCTACGGTCGTGCAAGTATCAACTTCTACGCCTTCAACACCAACGGCAACAAGGGCATCGCGTGCGGTTTGAACAATCTCCAGAAGCTCCGCGACGGCGAGCCCCTCGGTGGCAAGTCCCGTGCAGAGGATGATTTCTCTGACATGGACGATGATGATGACGACTTCCTGTCTTAAGGAGGTCGCCATGAGTACAGTAGTTTCTATCATTATCTCGGTTCTTGGCTGTATCACAATGACCTGCTGGACGATCATGTCTATCTATATGCTGGTCGATACCTTCAAGAAGCGCAAGTAACAAATAAGGTCGGGAGGGCGACTGACGGGATTCCGTCCGGGTGGGTTTATAGGATGTGATGTTATGAATAATATGACAATCGATATTGAAACACGCAGTGACCGCGATCTGACAAAATGCGGTGTGTATGCTTATGCAGATTCTCCCTATTTTGCGATCACGCTGGTGAGCCTTTCCGTAGACGGCGGCGCGGTACAGACCTATGATCTGGCAAACGGTGAAACGCTCCCTGATGCGGTGCTGCACGCGCTGGTCAATGAAAGCGTCATCAAGCAGGCATTCAATGTACAGTTTGAACGAGTGTGCCTGTCAAAGTATTTGCGCACGCATTATCCGGAGATTTTCCGCAGCTACAGTATTTCGGAAGATTCCGTCAGTGACTATCTTTCGCCGGTGGGCTGGCATTGCACCATGATTCACTGCCGCACGCTGGCGCTGCCTTCTACACTTGCAGATGCAGGCAAGGCGCTGCATATTGAACAGCAGAAAATGACGGAGGGCAAAGCTCTCATTAAATACTTTTGTGTACCCTACGAAACGGTGAACGGCGTGCCGCATTTTCACACACCGGTAGATGCGCCGGAAAAGTGGACAATTTTCAAGGCATATAACAAGCGCGATGTAGAAGCTGAAATGGAGATCGACCGTCGGCTTTCCCGCTTTCCGGTTCCCGATTCTATCTGGGAGGAGTTTTATCTCGATCAGGAGATCAACGATCGCGGTATTCGTATTGACTATGAATTGGTCGATGCAGCACTCACGCTGGATGCGCAGGCAAAGGCGAAGCTGACAGCAGATATGCGCCGCCTGACCGGAATTGACAATCCGAATTCTGTATATCAGCTTCTGGCATGGCTTGAAGAGCAGGGCTGCCCGTCCGACTGTCTGGATAAAGCCCGCGTGAAGGAGCTGCTGAAAACAGCAAAAGATCCCGTGAAATCGGTTCTGGAAATGCGCCGGATGCTGTCCAAATCCTCTGTCAAGAAATATCAGGCGATGCAGATCGCTATGTGTGCGGATGGTCGTGCGCGTGGAATGTTCAGCTTTTATGGCGCTGCCCGTACCGGTCGCTGGGCGGGGCGCATCATACAGTTGCAGAACCTGCCGCAGAATCATATTCCCGACCTGACCGAAGCACGTGAGACCGTGAAGCACGGGTATTATGACGAGGTCGAAATGCTCTACGAAGACGTCCCAGACACGCTTTCGCAGCTCATCCGTACCGCTTTCGTCCCGAAGCCCGGATACAAGTTCATTGTCGCCGACTTTTCTGCTATTGAAGCCCGTGTCATTGCATGGCTTGCGGGAGAACAGTGGCGCATGGACGCTTTTGCCGCCGGTGAGGACATTTATTGTGCATCTGCATCAAAGATGTTCGGTGTACCGGTCGTGAAGCATGGTATCAATGGTCACTTGCGGCAGAAGGGCAAGGTGGCAGAATTGGCTTGTGGCTATGGCGGCTCCGTCGGTGCCATGAAAGCAATGGGCGGCGAAGATCTGAATCTGTCTGACGCAGAGCTGAAACAAATCGTAATGGACTGGCGTAATGCATCACCGAATATTGTCCGGCTGTGGTGGGATGTGGATGATGCCGTCAAGCAGACAATCCGCAGCAAAGGTGAAACAGAAACACACGGTCTGCACTTCAGCTACCAGAGCAAGATGCTGTTTATCACGCTGCCATCTGGCAGAAAGCTCTGCTACGCACACCCGCAGATCGGCGAAAACCAGTTCGGCGGCGAATCGGTAACATATACGGGCGTAGGCAGCGCGAAGAAGTGGGAGCGTTTGGAAAGCTACGGTCCGAAGTTTGTAGAAAACATTGTTCAGGCGGTCGCCCGCGATCTGCTGATGTATTCCATGCAGACGCTGTCGCACTGCTTTATCGTTGCGACGGTGCATGATGAAATGATTATCGAATGCAGCATGGGGGTATCGCTGGAGGTGATCTGCGAACAGATGGCGCGAACGCCTGCATGGGCAGAGGGACTGCTGCTTCGGGCAGACGGATATGAATGCGAATTTTACAAAAAAGACTGATCGTTTCGTCAAAACGGCTGTCTGCTTTCCAATGAGATAATAGAGGAATACCTCTGACTATAAACCGAGAGGAGTTTTTATTATGCAAACATTAATTCCAATGGATGACTACGGTGTGTTCGTTGATAAGCGCGATACCGCCAGAGTCGACAGCCGCTTCGTGGCACAGTTCTTCGAGAAGCGTCACGATCATGTAATTCGTGACATCCGTGAGCTTGACTGTTCGGAGGAATTCCGACTCTCCAATTTTGGGGAGTCGACTTATATCAACGAACAGGGGCATAAGCAGCCTTGCTATGTGATGACGCGTGACGGTTTTGTTTTTCTTGCAATGGGCTATCGTGGTAAGAAGGCTGCGCAGTTCAAGGAATTGTATATCCGCCGCTTCAATGAGATGGAAGCATTCATCAAGACGCTGGTGTCTGCGAGACAGGAATTCCCACTGCTGACGGAGAACATCCGCCTGCTTAAGGACGATCCGAAGCCTTACCACTTCAGCAACGAGTGCGATATGCTCAACCGCATCGCAATCGGCATGACTGCAAAGCAGTTCCGTATTCTGCACGGCATTGAGAAGAAAACAAGCATCCGCCCGTATCTGACGCAGGAGCAGATTGACCTGCTGGAAATCCTGCAGAAGGTCGATATCGGTCTGCTTGTATCAGTCCCAGATTTCCACGAAAGAAAGCGCTATCTGGAATGGTACGCAGCGAAGCTCAAGGAGGACTGATGTTATGAAATACACGATTGAATGGTTTTATGCGCTGATCAGCGGCAGGCTGGTCAAGCCGGAGAATGTCTACGTCAAGTGTCCGCACTGCGGTGATCTCTGCAAGGCGCACGATAACGGAGAGCGCTGTGAGGACTGCCCGACCAGAAAGAAGGAGGACTGAGCTATGTTTTATGTGAAAGAGAAGACCGATGAGCTTGAGGTCAGAGTGGAGCTCAACGACGAGAATGTATTCTGTGCCTGCCCGGACTGTGGCGAGGAGGTCAGTGTTGACTTGTCCTGTGTGTTCGCTGACGGTATTGGCGATATGTACGGCACTTCGGTGCTCTGCAACGCCTGCGCGAGAAAGAGGCTCGGTCATGGCAAGTAAGCGTAACAGTGAGGGCTACTCCAGCCCAACCGAGTATGAAGCGCTTACCCGCATCGAGAAGGAGGAGAAGGTGGCGGCGAAGGCTGCTGCCTTCCGTCCGGTCGTGTATATCTGTTCGCCTTATTCCGGGGATACGGAGAGGAATGTTGAGAACGCACGCCGATACAGCCGCTTCGCTGTAGACAGGCACTACCTGCCAATCACGCCACATATCTACTTTACGCAGTTCATGGACGACAATGTCCCGGAGGAACGCAACACAGCCATTTTTATGAACTGGGTGCTGATGAGCAAGTGCGTAGAGTTGTGGGTGTTCGGTGAAACAATCAGCTCCGGCATGAAGGCGGAGATCGAACGGGCAAAGCGCAAGAAAATGAAAATCCGCTATTTTACGGAGGAATTGGAGGAAGTATGCAAGTAACAATCTATCAGGCTGACTGCCTGCACAACAAGGCAAACTGCATCTACCCGAATAAGGTCGTTGTGACCACGGAGGCGGATATGGCAAAGGTGCAGAGCCGCGACCACGTCTGTGCGGAATACAAGAATAACACCCGCAGCAAGGACAACTTTATTCTCTCGGACAATATCCCGATGGACTGTGACAACGATCACAGCGACGATCCGGCAAAGTGGATCACGCCGGAGCTTCTGGATGAACTGCTCCCGGATGTGCCGTATATCCTTGTGTTCAGCCGCAATCACATGAAGGCGAAAAACGGAGTGTCGGCGAGACCGCGTTTCCATGTATATTTCCAGATCCACCTGATCCACGATGCCGACTCCTATGCAGCACTCAAGCGGAAGATCCACGCGGCATTCCCGTTCTTTGATGATAATGCGCTCGATGCCGCACGATTCCTCTATGGTTCCCCCGGCAGCGAGGTGCTGTGGCATGAAGGCAGCCTGTTCATTGAGGACTTCCTGACATTGACCGCAAAGGCGGCGATTCCGCAGGGAAAGCGCAACGCTACTATGTCGCATTATGCAGGAAAGCTCGTCAAGCGGTTTGGTGTGACCGATGCTGCCTATACGAAGTTTCTGGAGAAAGCTGCCGAATGTGATCCGCCGCTGGATCAGGAGGAGCTGGACAAGATCTGGTCGAGCGCTTCAAAGTTTTACAAGAAGGTTTCGTCTGCTCCCGACTATATCCCGCCCGACGAATACACAGGCGGCAGTCTGCGCCCGGATGATTTCTCGGATATTGGTGAGGCGCGTACTTTTGCAGCGGTGTATGAGGGCGAGGTCTGCTATACGGAAGCGACCGGTTTTCTGCGTAATAACGAGATCTACTGGATGGAATCCCGCCAGCGCCCGATCGCGGCAATGATGGAACATACAGATGCACAGCTCGAAGAAGCGGGCAACGAGATCGAGGCGGCGCTGCAGCGCTTGGAAGACCTCGGCATCTCCCGTGGAACGGCGATGGCAGGCGGCAAGAAGCTGCTTGAGGGTATGACCAGCGATCAGGCGGAAGCCTACGGTGCCTACCAGACCGCCAAGACCTACTACGCATTCGTCATGAAGTACCGCAATATGAAAAGCCTGAAGCCTGCAATGGAAGCTGCTATGCCGCTACTGGAAAAGCAGCCGGACGAGCTGGACAGCAATCCCTTCCTGCTGAATACGCCGCTTTGCACCTACAACCTGACGGAGGGACTGACCGGCACGAAGGATCATGATCCGCAGGATTACATCACGAAGGTTACGACGGTTTCTCCGGACGATGTAGGCACGGACATCTGGAAGAATACGCTCGACCTGATTTTCTGCGGTGATACTGACCTGATTGACTATGTGCAGCGCATCGTAGGCATGGCGGTCATCGGCAAGGTGTATATTGAAGCACTTATTATCGCATACGGAGAAGGCAGAAATGGTAAGTCTACCTTCTGGAACGCGATTGCCCGTGTGCTGGGCAGCTATGCTGGTAATATGTCTGCCGACGCGCTGACGGTCGGCTGCAAGAGAAATGTGAAGCCCGAAATGGCAGAATTGAAGGGCAAGCGCCTGATTATTGCTGCCGAGCTGGAGGAAGGTATGCGCCTGAACACCTCGGTCATCAAGCAGCTCTGTTCGACCGATGCGGTGTATGCAGAGAAAAAGTATAAAGCACCGTTCAGTTTTATCCCCAGCCACACGCTGGTGCTGTATACAAACCACCTGCCGAAGGTCGGTGCCTCTGATGCGGGAACGTGGCGCAGATTGATTGTTATCCCGTTCAATGCCAAAATCGAGGGCGACAGCGACATTAAGAACTTTGCCGACTATCTTGTTGACCATGCAGGCGGTGCGATCTTGAGCTGGATCATTGAAGGCTCCCGTATGGTGATCGCCGAAGGCTTCAATATCAAGCCGCCGAAGGTGGTGCGTGATGCTGTTGCTGCCTACCGCGAGGACAATGACTGGCTCGGAAAGTTTCTGGAGGAAAGCTGTGTCATCGGAGCAGCTTATCAGGAGAAGTCCGGCGAGCTGTATAAGGCTTACCGCACCTACTGCATCAATATGCATGAATACACCCGCAGTACGGGAGATTTCTATGCAGCTTTGGAGCAGATCGGGTACCACAAGAAGAAGTTGAAAAACGGGATCATGATTTTTGGGTTGATGCTGAAAACAGATGATTTTCCGGAAGAGCAGGAAAACGACGAAGATTTGGGCTTTTTGGACTAAAAGGTGCAGGTGTCGAAGGTCATATCATAAACTTTCTATAGTAGAAAAAATTGAAAAAATATCTATATATAAAGTTATAGAATAGACCTTCGACACCTGCACCAGAAAGGAGTAAAAATGCGTGAAACAACCGTAGAATCGAAGTTTTTTAAAGCTGTCAAAGCAAAAGGCGGGCTGGCGGTCAAGTTCGTATCCCCAAGTTTTAACGGGATGCCCGACCGCATGGTGATGTTCCCCGGCGGCAGAATCGGTTTCGTGGAAGTCAAGGCACCGGGGAAAACGCCGCGACCATTGCAGTGGTCTCGTCACAGACTATTGCGGAGGATGGGTTTTCTGGTTTTTGTGCTGGACAGCCCTGAACAGATTGGAGGGATCATTGATGCAATACAGTCCACATGACTACCAGAAATACGCCATCGACTTTATCGAAACACACCCGGAGGCAGCAGTCCTGCTGGAATGCGGGCTGGGCAAGACCAGCATCACCCTGACGGCACTGAACGACATGATGTTCGACAGCTTCGACGTCCGGAAGGTGCTGGTGATCGCACCAATCCGCGTCTGCAAAAATGCATGGGCGGCAGAGATCGGCAAGTGGGATCACCTGAAAGGGCTGACCTACAGTCTGGTTCTCGGCACCCGCGACCAGCGCCTTGCGGCTCTCCGGAAAAAAGCCGATCTGTACATCATCAACCGCGAGAATGTGCAGTGGCTCATTGAGGACAGCGGGATGCCGTTCGATTTCGACATGGTGGTGATTGACGAGCTTTCATCATTCAAGAACCACCAGTCTAAGCGCTTCAAGGCGCTGCGGAAGGTGCGTCCGTTTGTAAAGCGTATCATCGGGCTGACCGGTACACCCTGCAGCAACGGTCTCATGGATCTGTGGGCGCAGTTCCGCCTGCTGGATAAGGGAGAGCGTCTGGGAAAGCGAATCGGACAGTACCGTGATGCATACTTCACACCAGACTGGAACGGCTTCACTTATACGCCCCGCAAAGGTGTCGAAAAGGAGATCTACGGCAAGATCGCCGACATCAGCATTTCCATGAAAACTACCGACCACCTGAGAATGCCGGAGCTGCTGTCTGTCTCTGATCCGGTGCGGCTTTCCGAAGAAGAATATGAAGCCTACAAGCAGATGGAAAGCGACTACGTCCTGCCGGTGCAGGATGAGGATATTTCCGCTGCCAATGCTGCCGTCCTGTGCGGAAAGCTGGTACAGCTTGCAAGCGGCTGCATCTACAGCGACGACGGCAATATCATCGAGCTGCACGAGCGAAAGCTGGATGCATTGGAAGATCTGCTGGAAGCGCAGAACGGCAAGCCCGCGCTGGTCGCGTATTGGTACAAGCACGAACGCGACCGCATCTGTAAGCGGTTCGACTGCCGCGAAATCAAGACCGACAAGGATATCGCCAACTGGAATGCAGGAAAAATTCCAGTGGCGCTGATACAGCCTTCCTCCGCAGGTCACGGACTGAACTTGCAGGACGGTGGCAGCACAATCATCTGGTACACGCTGCCGTGGTCGCTGGAATTATACCAGCAGACCAACGCCCGCCTGTGGCGACAGGGACAGCGGGCAGAATCTGTTGTGATTCAGCATCTTATGACGGTTAACACAATCGACGAGGAGATCATGAAGGCTTTGCAGTCAAAAGACAGGACGCAGTCCGCAATGATGCGTGCGGTGAAAGCAAGGTTCAAATGAATGAAGGATACAAATTACTGTCGGCAGCAATCATCAAGCAGTGCCTTCTGGATTACCGGGAGGTGCTACAGTCAAATGACATCATCACGAAACTGGAATGTGAGCAGTTCCTGCGGTCGCAGTGGTTTGACTTCATGTCGGATATGAACGGCGAGAGACTGATAAAAATGATGAGGGAGGAATTTGCATGAAAGAATACTGGGATCAGGCACAGCGACTCCGCAGGCGTATCGACCGGAAGATTCACGAAATCCGAGTGTTGCGGCAGCGTGCCGAAGGTATGAACGGCAGCGGCATCAATGATATGCCGAGAACCGTGTCACCCGATCGAAGCAAGATGGAAGGCACCGTTTTCAGGATCATGGCGCTGGAACAGGAAATTCAGGAAACCCAGCGTGAGTATGATGCGCTGCTTGCCGACATGGAAGCGCGTATTAAGGCGGTCGATGATGCCGATTGTTGTGACCTTCTGAGCAAGCGTTATCTGGAGTTCAAATCTTGGAACATGATCGCTGCCGACTTCGGATACAGCGTGCAGCACATCTACCGCCTGCGTGACAAAGCCGTCCAAAAGTTGAGAGCTGATGAGAGTTCGTAAGACTTGATATTCATGGGTTTCTGTGCTATACTGTATAATAGAAGATCATGTATAGAGCCGTTGGTTTACGCCAGCGGCTTTTGTTATGCCCGAAGGAGGTGGAGACAATGCCGAGGAAGGCACGAAAACCATGTAAGCACCCCGGCTGTCCCAATCTGACAGACGGTTTGTATTGTGCAGAGCATCAGCCCTTGCATCCAGACAGACCGTCTGCCGCTAAGCGTGGCTACGGCAGCAAGTGGCAACGTGTCAGCAAGGCGTACCTCCGCCGGCATCCTTTGTGTGTGCGGTGCAAAGCACAGGGACGGTTCACGGCAGCGACCGTGGTCGACCATATCATTCCTCACCGTGGTGATCCGCATCTGATGTGGAATGAAAGCAACTGGCAGGCTCTTTGCAAGTCCTGCCATGACCGCAAGACGTGGACAGAAGACCGAAATCCCGTCTATCGGTATTGATTGTGTCTGAAATGTTGCCGGTGGGGGGATAAAAATCGCTAATTGTGAATTTTTTACAGACCGGCGTCCCCTCTCACGCACAAAAACGGGTATTCAAATACCCTATTGACCCCTCAGATATAAAAATACTGAAAAGCACCGATAATTTCTAACTTTGCCGACTTTTACAGTCGGCATTTTTTATGCCCGATTTTAAGTTTTGTTTGATTTTCTTTGATTTTTCGGAGGTGATGACATCATGGCGAAAGACGGTACAAACCGAGGCGGTGCAAGACCGGGTGCAGGACGACCAAGAAAGGCACTCGCTGAAAAGATCGCTGAGGGAAAAACTGCTGAAGTTATGATGCAGCCTGCGAATATAGAATCCGCTGAAACACCGCCTGTCAGAAATTTCATGAAAGAATTACAGCGTGACGGCACAAAACTTCTCGCCGATGATGTGTATACAGAAACCTATCAATGGCTGAAAGAACGCTCCTGTGAGAAAATCGTCAGCCGTCAGCTTGTGGAACAGTATGCCATGAGCATTTCCCGTTGGATTCACTGCGAGCAGATCGTCACCAAATACGGATATATTTCCAAACATCCTACAACTGGTGCGGCAATTGCCTCTCCCTATGTAGCGATGTCACAGAATTACATGAAACAGGCAAACCAAATCTGGAATCAGATTTTTCAGATAGTCCGTGAAAACTGCTCTGTGGAATTTCAGGGCAATCCGCAGGAAGATATGATGGAAAAATTACTGAGAAGCAGAAAGTGAGAAATACATGAAAGCAGATGTTCAATTCTGGAGAGAACTGAAACAGCAGAGAAACAACATGACCAAACAGCAATACCGCACGATAAAAGGACAGGCTGTCAAAGGCAATATGGATGCCGCCCGAAGAGGTATGCTCAGAATTCAGCAGAGGAGGAATTACAGATGACAATGACCACAGAATTTCAGCTTGTTGACATCAACAAGTTAGTGCCTTATGCAAATAACGCTCGTACACACAATAAAGAACAGATTCTGAAACTCCGTTCTTCCCTCCGTGAGTTTGGATTTGTGAATCCTGTCATCATTGACAAGGAATACAACGTTCTTGCTGGGCATGGACGCATCATGGCAGCAAAGGAAGAAGGAATTACAGAAGTTCCTTGTGTATATGTTGACCATTTCACAGAGGCACAGAAAAAGGCATATATTCTTGCCGACAATCGTATGGCATTGGACGCAGGCTGGGACGATGATTTGCTTGCTGTTGAGATGGAAGAGTTACAGAATCTCGGATTTGACCTTGGTTTGACTGGTTTCGATGAATCTGAAATTGCTGATTTATTTGATACAAACAGCGGTGATGAAGTCAAAGACGATGATTTTGACCTTACCAAGGCACTTGAAAAGGCTGCATTTGTACAGCATGGCGATATCTGGATTGTCGGAAAACATAAGCTGATGTGCGGCGACGCTACTTCTGCGGAAGATGTATCTGCTCTTATGGGAGATACAAAGGCAAACCTTATTCTGACCGATCCGCCCTATGGAGTTTCTTTCAAGAGTTCCAGTGGACTTACCATTCAGAATGACAGTATGAAAAACGAGGAGTTTTATACATTCCTGCTGTCCTCCTTTCAGCGAATGGCAGAACATCTGGAAAAAGGCGGCTCTGCCTATGTATTCCATGCAGATACCGAAGGGCTGAATTTCAGAAAAGCATTCATTGATGCCGGATTTCATCTTGCAGGCTGCTGCATCTGGGTAAAAGACAGCCTTGTGCTGGGGCGCTCGGATTATCAGTGGCAGCATGAACCTGTGCTGTATGGCTTTATGCAGAATGGCAAGCATCACTGGTATTCCGACCGTAAGCAGACGACCATCTGGCATTTTGACAAGCCGAAACGCAACGCCAATCACCCCACCTCTAAACCGCTGGACTTGCTTGGCTATCCCATCGGCAATTCTACACAGGAAAATGGCGTGGTAATGGACACCTTTGGCGGCAGCGGTTCTACTTTGATGGCTTGCGAACAACTGAATCGCATCTGTTACACCATGGAACTGGATGAAAAATATGCCTCGGTGATTCTTCGCCGGTATGTTGAGGATACCGGCGATGCTGACGGTGTGTATGTTATCCGTGACGGACAGCAGATACCTTACTGTGAACTTGTAAAAGAGGTGGAAAAGCATGATGAATAAACCTCTTACGCTCGGCAGCCTTTTTGATGGCTCAGGAACATTCCCCATGATGGCTATGCTTTCCGGCATCGTGCCTGTCTGGAAATCAGAAATTGAACCTTTTCCTATCGCTGTAACCGAAAAGCGACTGCCTTTTGTAAAGCACCTTGGTGACATCAACAGCGTCAACGGTGCAGAAATTGAACCTGTGGATATTATTACCTTTGGCTCGCCCTGTACTGATCTTTCAGTTGCAGGCAAGCGTCAGGGCTTGAATGCAGAGCGTTCAGGACTTTTCTTTCAGGCAATCAGAATTATAAAGGAAATGAGAGGTGCAACCAATGGAAAATATCCGAGATTTGCAGTGTGGGAAAATGTCACAGGAGCATTCTCCTCAAATGGCGGAGAAGACTTCCGATGTGTTCTCGAAGAATTCTGCAAGATTAAAGACGCAGATTTATCTGTCCCTAAACCTGAAAAATGGACAAAGGCAGGAGAAATCATGGGTGAAAAATTCTCTGTCGCCTACCGAACATTCGATGCTCAATACTGGTATCTTCCCCAACGAAGAGCGAGAATCTACCTTGTCGCAGATTTTGATGGCGGATGTGCCTCAAAAATATTATTTGAGTCAGAAGGCGTGTCTGGGTATTCTGCGGAGAGCTTCCGATCGTGGCAAGAAACTGCCCAAAGTTTTGGAAACTGCTCTGAAGAAACAGGCTCAGGGCTGATGTTCGAGAACCATTCTCAGGATACCAGATATACAGGACCTCTTGAAGTGGCACAGACTGTATCTGCAACCTACGGAACAGGCGGAAACAATCAGCCTTTTGTGGTAGAATCGGCAGTTGTTCCTGCAACACTGAAAATTCGCTGTGGAGGTGGTTCTGGCGGTAAGGGAGCACTGATTCAGAGAAACAAATCTGCTACTCTTTCCTGCAACAATGACCAGACACTTTTCGTTCCAAAAGCTTATGGTATTTGCGGAAAATACAGCAATTCCATGCTTTCCGACAATCCCAACAGCGGATTTTACGAAGCAGATACTGCAAGAACAATTGATACAAGCAATCAGTCTCCATGCAAAAATCAGGGTGGAATTGTTGTCGTTGAAGGTAATGGAAGCCGTCCATCTCACCACGGCAACGGGTATAAAAAATCGGAAACGATGTACACACTCAATTGTACTGAAAATCATGCTGTTGCCTATGGAATCGGCAGACCTGCCATGAATCAGGGATACAACGCAAAATTCAGTTTTCAGATCGAAGAAGAAAAATCTCCGACAATTGTTGCATCGGGTGCAGGCGGAATTGCTCATCCGCTCTATTCCACAAGCAAAAATTCACATCACACCGTTGCTGAAAAAGAAAAAGCAAATACACTTGTAGCATCAGACTATAAAGACCCGCCTGTTGTCAACGACAGCACTTCTGAAACTGAATACATCGTAAGACGACTGACACCGCAGGAATGTGCGTTGCTGCAGGGTATGCCGACTTGGTGGTGCGATGATATCGGCATTGAAAATCCAACGGAAGAACAAATTTGTTGGTGGCAGAATGTCTTTGAAACCTACAACCAAGCTGTCGGGAAAACCTGTAAACCAAAAAGCCGTAAGCAAATTGAAAAGTGGCTGAAGAATCCGTATTCCGATAGTGCCACTTATAAAATGTGGGGAAATGGCATCGCTTCAAGCAACGCTTGGTTTGTGCTGGCAGGAATCTCCTACTACGCAAAAAATAACTAAATATTGTGTTTACTACACCATTTAAAGCAATATGTAGTATTAAACTTTGTCGTATCTCACACTTGCTATCTGTGCTATTCAGAGTTATCATGTGTACTACCAAAACAAATGGAGGTAAAAACATATGACAATTGAATTTCAGCTTACAGGAGAAAAGCGAAAAGAACTGGTGAATGCCATCAGCGAGATCATTGGCGTCCCTGCCGAATATCAGTTCATGCCGACTTGTGCCTACAAGATCGGTGACTTTTACACTGTCACCAAAGAAGGCAACCTTGAAATCAGTGATTCAGCAGACAAAAAAGAGGTTGAAATGCTGATTGATGAACTGGTCAACAGAGGCTATGATGTTCCGCTTGATGAAGAAGAAAATGGTTTGACAGTAGAGATGCCTTTGGAAATGGTTGATGAATCAACGCTCGATAGGCTTAGAAAAATCGTAGAGAACAAGGGTGAACTTTTCAAGACAGCATTCAAAACTGACAACCTTGAAATCGTCGCTGAAGAAGATAAGATTTGCTTTCCTTGGTTCACCATTGAAAATGATAGTGACGCCGATGCCTACTGCACTTTCATTTCCATGCTCTGCGAATTTGCAAAGAATCAGAAGCGTATCAATAATAAGCCTGAAACTACTGACAATCCAAAATACACAATGCGTTGTTATCTCCTTCGATTGGGTATGATTGGTGCAGAATATAAGGCGGTGAGAAAAGTACTGCTCAGAAATCTTTCAGGCAGTTCGGCATTCAGGAAGGCGGGTAATTCAAATGAAGTTTCCGAATAAAGCATATCTTGAAAATCTCAAAAAACAGTACCCGATTGGAACGAAGATACAGCTGATTTCTATGCGTGATGAAAAATATCCCATTCTTCCCGGAACAATCGGTGAGGTTACTCACATTGATGATATGGGTTCCATACACATGAAATGGCAGAACGGCTCTTCCCTTGCCCTGATTCCCGAAGTAGATTCTTTCAAGGTTGTGGCAGCCGAAAAATAAGGCAGAACCTATTCCATCGTACTGTATTTTACCATATAAAATCAAGTAAAGCAAGACTGTATATTACACAATCATCTGGCGGATATACAGTCTGTTTTTCTGTTAATTTAGCCGCTTGATATGTCCTCCGTAATGCGGTAATATGTGATACAACGAAAGGGCAGAAAGCCCGAAATTACGGAGGAAAATACCATGAACGCTAAAACAGAAAGACAGATTGAAAACCTGAAAAATCAGACCATTGGGGTTGAAATTGAGATGAACCACATCACAAGAGAACGAGCTGCAAAGCTTGCCGCAGACTTTTTCGGAACAGGCAGATATGAATTCACAGCAAGCCGAAACGGATACAGCACCTGGTCAGCTTGGGATGCACAGGGCAGAGAATGGAAATTTCAAAAGGACGTCAGCATTGCAGGATGCGATGCTGAAAAGTGCGAACTGGTTACACCGATTCTTCACTACGGCGACATTGAAACCTTGCAGGAGCTTGTGAGAAGACTTCGCAAGGCAGGAGCAGTAAGCCACGCAGGGATTGGGGCAGGAGTTCATATTCACATCGGAGCGAACGGACACACACCGCAAAGCCTCAGAAACCTTGCAAACATCATGGCAAGCCACGAAAGACTGATTGCAGATGCTTTGAAAATCGACCAGTGCAGAATGAACAGATATTGCAGAACGGTAAACCCAAGATTCATTGAACAGCTGAACAAAAAGAAACCAACCACAATGGCACAGCTTGCAGACATCTGGTACACAGCAAACGGTGCGAATTACGGCAGAAATCAGCATTACAATGACAGCAGATACCATATGCTGAACTTCCACGCAACCTTTACAAAAAGCACAATCGAATTTCGACTTTTCCAGTTTGACAAGCCTACAGCAGAAAAGAAAAACGGACTTCACGCAGGACAATTGAAAAGCTACATTCAGCTTTGCCTTGCACTTTCCGAAATGGCAAAGGAACTGAAAACAGCAAGTCCAAAACCACAGCAAACGGAAAATCCAAAATTTGCAATGCGAACATGGCTGATTCGATTGGGACTGGTTGGCGAAGAGTTCTCCACAGCGAGAAGTTTTCTTACCAAGAACCTTGACGGAGATGCGGCTTTCAGATATGGCAGAGCCTGAAAAGGCTCGCACCTCAAAGGCAACAGGTGGCAACATCGCCGCCCACGTTGCCTTTTGTGGTATAGTTTCCCAACCGAATAAACAAAGCCACAAAAGCCCACACAGTCCCTGATTTTGCAAAGTGTAATCTGAACAAATACCACACAAGAAAAGGCACAGATATTTTGTAGATTTAGCGGGTTGCATTTCTCCTCCGAAAGAGTTAATATGTGACTACCGCAAAGCGGAATCTACAAAAAGGAGATTTGAAATGAAAAGATATTACCTTGCCTATGGTTCAAACCTCAATGTCCGTCAGATGAAGTACAGATGCCCCACAGCAAAAATCGCTGGAACGGCGGTTATCAGGGATTATGAACTGCTTTACAAAGGCAGCAAGACAGGTTCCTACCTCACCGTTGAAAAGAAAAAAGGCGGTGCTGTTCCGGTAGCAGTCTGGGAAGTAACTGCCGCCGATGAACACAGCCTTGATATTTACGAGGGCTATCCTAATTTCTACTACAAGAAAAATATGAAAATCAGGCTTTCCGAAGCTGGGAAAATGATTGATGCTTTTGTGTATATCATGCACGAGGAACGCAGGCTTGGGATTCCAACTTCTGCATATGTCAGCACCTGCAAATTCGGATACACCATTTTCGGATTTGATTTCAAGTACCTTGATGAAGCCTACGAAAAAAGCCTGAAAGGAGCTGCCCATTATGAAAACTGAAACTGCAACAGAAAGAACCTGCCCGAAATGCGGATGTGTTTATACCGGAGTTCCTGCACTTTCCAGAACTGATAATGAAACGCTGATTTGCCCCGACTGCGGAATCCGTGAGGCTCTCGAAAGCATTGGTATTTCCAAAGAAGAACAGGAAAAAATCATCAGCATTATTCACCGTAACACAGCAGAATAAGACAATGCAAGCCGCCACGTTTGGCTGTGTGGCAATTCAGGGATTTCCTCCGTAAATTATCCCATTTGAAGCAAAGCCCCACACAAGCCGACAAGGTGGCTCAGAAAGGAAACCCATATGAAAGTACTTATCGTTGAACCGAGAAAACGACCAAGAGAAACTGAAATTGACGGCAGTCTGGAATCCATGCAGAAAACGGTCGGCGGGTATCTGCAAGCGATATACCCTTTTGAAGATGAGATCGCCCTTGTTTGTGATGACGAATCAAAGTTGAAATCCGATACGGAGTGGAACAGAGTGCTTCCTGAAACAGGTGATATCATAAAAGGTACATTTTTCATCACAGGTCTTGGAGCAGAAGATTTTACAGACCTTTCTCCTGAACTTATGAAAAAGTACAAACAGCGATTTTGGAATATTGAACTTTTCATTCCCACACCAAACGGTCTGATGCCGATTGCAATCAGGGACTGACAGCCCACACATTCGCCTGTAACGGCAGGTAAAACCGATTCCAAATACCTTTCCGATTTGAAAAGCAACGCCACAAACGCAAACGTGGCTGCTGCTTTTTTGCTGTCATAATCTACACAATACAGGGGCGGTTTTCAGACTGTATATTCTGGCAGTTTAGCCGCTTGCAATTACACATACTATGCGGTAATATGTAATCACCGAAAGGGAAAACAACCAAAAAACCACGAAATACGGAGGAAAACACAATGGTAGCATACGGAATCGCAAAGGCAAGAGCAATGGCAAACAGAACGGACTGGAACGAAAGAACCGAAATCACAAAGGCGGTCATCACTTGGTTTGATGAGAATTACGAATACGACCTTGAAATTGAAAACGAGGACAGAATGGACGATGAAGAGTTCACAGCATGGGTTGAGAAAAATGCAGAAGACCTTGCAAAGGCGGATGCTGAAGAAAATGAAACGATTTTTGAAGTCATTGACAGAATCGACTTCAAGGAAAACTACATCGATGACGATGCCCTTTTTGATGAGGAATACGAAAATGCCTGCGAATTTGAATGGGAGTGCATGACTGGAAGATAAACTTCCCTGCACTTTCCACACAGCCCCTAACCTAAGGGACTGTGTGGCTCGTACCGAAGAAATATAGTACACAAAATCTGAGCCATATATTTGTGCAGTATATTTTTTCGTTATGACTTGCTATCCTTGAATTTGTATGGTAACATGGTTACAATGGGAATAGAATCTCAATTACAAAAAAGCCCACCGGGGCATAAAAATAAATGATACAGACTTGCTTTTTGGCAGGTCTTTTTTGTTGAGGGAGGTGATGCAATGGCAAGATTTAAACCAACACGCTTTATGGCGGAAGATTCCAAATACAATAAAAAGGCGGCAGATTATGCTGTTTCCTTTATCGAATGCCTTAGTCATACCAAAGGCACATGGGCAGGAAAAAAGTTTGAATTGCTGGACTGGCAGGAACAGATTATCCGTGATTTGTTTGGAATCTTGAAACCGAACGGCTATCGGCAATTCAACACGGCTTACATTGAAATTCCGAAGAAAAATGGCAAATCAGAACTTGCCGCTGCAGTTGCCCTGCTGCTCACCTGCGGTGACGGTGAAGAACGTGCCGAAGTTTACGGCTGTGCTGCCGACCGCCAACAGGCTGCCATAGTGTTTGATGTGGCTGCCGACATGGTGCGAATGTGCCCTGCCCTTTCCAAGCGAGTGAAAATCCTGACCTCACAAAAGCGTATCGTGTACATCCCGACCAACAGTTTCTATCAGGTGCTTTCGGCAGAAGCCTATAGTAAACATGGTTTCAACATTCACGGAGTTGTGTTTGATGAGCTTCATACGCAGCCGAACCGAAAGCTGTTTGATGTTATGACCAAAGGTTCCGGCGATGCCAGAATGCAGCCTTTGTATTTTCTTATCACAACTGCCGGAACTGATACAAATTCAATCTGCTATGAAGTACATCAAAAAGCAAAGGACATTCTGGAAGGCAGAAAGCATGATCCGACTTTCTATCCGGTTATTTATGGTGCAGATGAATCGGAAGATTGGACTGACCCGAAGGTTTGGAAAAAGGCAAATCCAAGTCTGGATAAGACCATCGGCATGGATAAGGTGGTGGCTGCGTGTAATTCTGCAAAGGAAACTCCTGGTGAAGAAAATGCGTTTAGGCAACTGCGTTTGAACCAATGGGTAAAACAGGCTGTTCGTTGGATGCCAATGGAAAAGTGGGACAAATGCAAGGTTGCTTTTGATGAAGAGATGCTTGCTGGGCGTATCTGCTATGGTGGACTTGACCTTTCCAGTACAACAGATATTACAGCTTTTGTACTTGTCTTTCCACCTACTGAAGATGATGAACATTATTATGTTTTGCCTTACTTCTGGTTGCCGGAAGAAACACTGCCACTTAGAGTAAGACGTGACCACGTTCCATATGATATATGGGAACGACAAGGCTATCTGAAAACTACTGAAGGAAATGTGGTTCACTATGGTTTTATCGAAAACTTCATCGATGAACTGGGGCAGAAATTTCACATCAAAGAGATTGCTTTCGACCGTTGGGGTGCGGTGCAGATGTCACAGAATCTGGAGGGGCTTGGTTTTACGATGGTGCAGTTCGGGCAGGGTTACAAAGATATGTCACCGCCTACCAAGGAACTGATGAAACTGACTCTGGAACAGACCCTTGCCCACAACGGACACCCTGTTCTTCGGTGGATGATGGATAACATTTTCATCAGGCGTGACCCTGCCGGAAATATCAAGCCGGATAAAGAAAAATCCACAGAGAAGATTGACGGTGCGGTTGCCATGATCATGGCTCTTGACCGTGCAATCCGCTGTGGATGCGTTTCTGAT